GCCGCGCGGGAATGGTGCCCCACCGGTGGGGAAAGCTCGCCTTGGTGCCGCCGAAGTTCTGGATCGCCGCATAGACCATTGACGAGCGGACCTCGACCGCGTTGCCGACGACGCGCCAAGCGAACTGCGCCGACAGCGACTTCGACTCGCCGATCAGCGGCTTCTTGCCGGCCAGGGCGCGCTGGCCACGTGCCGACACCGCGCCCTTCTTGGTGAAGTTCTTGGCATTGCCGCGCAGCATCGCCTCGATCGTCGCCGGCTTGTTCGGCGCCCAGGGCGTGCCGTAGGGGTCTTGCGACAGGGCGAAGCGGGTCTTGGTGAATTCCGTGACCAGCTCGCCGATCGTCTTCAGCGCCGGCTGCGGATTGCCCATCCTCTGCACCAGGCGCGCGATCGCGGCATGGGCGCCGGAGTCAGTAACGGCGATCTGGATCATGATGCGCCCCCGCCGCTGCCGGCCTTCGGCAGCACCGCCGCCGCATCCTCCGCCAGCGCCTGGCCAATCGGCGCCGGCAGCTTGGCCACCTTGCTCTTGACCAGCGCCTTCAGCTCGTCGGCGACGCTCGCCCCCGGCGTATACGCAAACCCCGGGTCGATGCCTTGTATATTGCCCGCGTCCGGCGCATTGGCCGGCCCCTTGCCGCCGGCGATCGCCTTCAGGTAGTCGCTCTTCGACACGGCGATGCAGCGGCAGTGGCAGCCCCAGCCGTTCGGCGGAAAGTGCGTCTGCCAGAAGGGGTGCTCGGGCGGCAGCGTCAGGCCATCCCAGGAGACATGCAGCGGCCGGGGATAGAGGACGCCGTCGGCATGCTTGTATTGCCAGTAGGGCAGCACGGCCAGCAGATCGGGGTCGGTGAGTTGCTGGTAGCGGCCGGCGGCGTAGCTGGTCGCCATGTTGGTCTGGTAGATCACCTTGGTGCGCCAGGCGACTCCCGCGGCGCTGCCTTCGCCGGTCCAGCCGGTCCAGCCGTTTTTCTGGACGATCTGCCGGAAGTCCTTGCGGAAGGCGTTAAGTCCGGTGCCGTCGGCGATGGCCTTGGTGACCGCCGCGTTAAGGTCGTCGAGGAGATCGGCAGCCTGGGCGCCGGCAACGATGAAGCTGCGGTCGTGCGCCTCTCGCTCAATGTCGTCCCAGCGCTCGGTGGGCAAGTTGAGCTTGGCCCGGAAAAAGGCGACCTGCTCGGCGAAGGGGCGGTTGTAGTCAGACATGGCGGGTCATCCCCGGGGCTGCCACTGCGCGCCGTCCCAGCGCTTGAGGAGCCTGCCCGTGGCATCGGCCACGCCGGCGGCGACGTGCGCCGCGAAGATGGCGCGCAGGTGGCGATTTCTCAGGCCGCCCTCCTGCACGTACTTGAGGGCCAGCGAGCTGCGTGGATGCTTGGCCCATTCGAGCGGATCAGCCGGCCCTTGCATCGGCGCCGGCCTCTGCAGACTCGTCGCGGACGTCGGACAGGCCGGCCAGCTGGGCGACGGCGAGGCCGCTGGCCATCACGGCGCGCAGGTCGTCGAGGGGCAGGCCGTCGTAGGCGGCGAGCAGGGCGGATTGCAGCCCCTTGAGGGAGTCGGCGCCGGCGACCAGGCGCTCGATGTGGGCGAGCACGGCGCGCCAGGCGTCGGCGGATTCGGTTTGCAGGCGATCGGCGAGGGCGGTGGCTGGCGTGGGGTCGGGCGTTTGGGCGGCGGAGAGGGCGGCTGGGGGGGGTGGGGGGTTGCCTGGGGATCCCGGATTTCGCTGCGCTGCATCCGGGCTACGGGGCTCGGTGGGCGGGGGGGTGGGGGCGGCGCCGAGGATTGGCTCGTCTGCCGATGGTAGGGGGATGTGCAGTTTCTCGTGCGCCCAGGCGGTGGGGATGCGCATGCCGATGCTGGTCAGCTTGGGTAGGGCTTCGGCGTACTGGGCCAGGTCCTCGGCTTCGCCGGTGTCGAAAATCAGGCGCGGGCAGCGGCTCAGGCTATCGATGCCGCCGCGGTTGAGCGCGATCAGCGGATAGAGGAGGTCGCGCGTCAGCGTGCCCTCGACCTGGCGGGCGTCGGCCTTGAGGATGTCGTGGCGCACCGCGTCGTGCAGGTCGGCGTTGCCCGAGCCGATGCCGGTCGACTTGGCTTCGGCGGACATCGTCTGGCCGAGAATGGCCTTCGACTGGGAGCGCTCGGCCCAATCGACCATGGCCAGGTGCGGCGACTTGTCGCCACCGCCGGCCACCTTCTCGATCTCCAGCTGCATCTCCGCCGGCATGATCGCGCGGGCGTCGTGGCCCAGCGCGGTGACGGCGCGCAGCAGGCTGGCCTTCTCGTCCGGCGTGGCGCCGGCGAAATACTTGCCGACGATGATCGGCAGGCCGAAGGTCTCGAGAAACTCGGCGAAGTCGCCGATGCTGTAGGACTTGTACAGGAAGGGCCAGACGAGCACGCGGTGCAGCCCGAGGCGGCCGAGATAGCCGGTCTTTGCCTTGCCGTAGGTGTGCAGCACCCAGCCGAAGGCCTGCGGCAGCAGCCCATCGGGGGCGCTGTCCGAGCGCAGCCGCAGCTCGCGGCGAGCCATGTCGAGCTGAAACCACTCCTGTGGGCGGGGATGGAACGCCGGCAGCAGCTCGGCGCCCTCGCGGCGCCATTCGAGCTCGACCGGCGCGAAGCCGTGCCCGATGCCGTCCATCAGTGCGACCAGCAGCTCCTCGAAGGGGTCGGCGGCATCGGTGAGCACCTCAGTCAGCCACTCGGCGTTCGCCTTCTCGGCGGCTGAGGCATTCCTCGGTGGCTCGATCGACCAGTCGAGACAGAGGATGGCGCGCTTGCGCTTGCCCATCTCGGCGTAGAGGTGGGCGTCGCGCTCTTCCATGTCCGAGAACAGGCGGTGCTGTGCCCACAGGTCGCCGTTGTCCGCCTGGCGCAGCGTCGCCGCCAGGCGCGCCGGCGTCAGGCCGGCAAGCTGCGAGGTGAGGAAGGTATTGGCGAGCGAGGCCACGCGCGCCGTCTGCGGCTCGCTGAGCGCGCCCCGGTCGATCGGCTTGCCGTATTGGTCTACGAGGGTCTTGGGCATGACGGTCAGTCCGCAGTAGAGGCTGTGAGGTGGGCAATACGTTCGCAGGCGATGTCAAAGGCCCCTTTGTCGATCTCGACGCCGACGAAATGGCAGCCGCGAGCCAACGCGGACAACCCGGTACTCCCGGATCCCATGAACGGGTCGAAAATGGCGCCGCCGGGCTTGACGACGCGCACCAGCTTATCCATCACAGGCAACGGCTTGCCGGTCATGTGAAACTTCTGGCTTGGGATGACTCGCTCGCGGATGGCGCCGGGAAAGGGGCCGGTATTGTCTTTGCTGAGCGGGCCATGCGACCCCCATACGACGTACTCCGCCTGATGCCGGAAATAGCCGCAATGCGGGGCTCGCGACGACTCGGTCTTGTCCCACGGCACGATGCCTCGCCAGAGGTAGCCGCCAGCTTGAAAAGCGTCCGTCAGAGAGGGAAGCTGGCGCCAATCCGTGAAGCACAGCACATACCCGCCGGGGCGCAGCAGGCGAGTCGATAGCCGCATCCAATTGGCCACCCAGAAGACCCAGCTTCGCCCGTCGCGCTGATCGCCGGAAAACTCGACGTTATGTGCCGCGTCGACAGCCTCGTGGCTTACGTACTTTCGCATGGTCGAGCCCATCCGATCGCCGCGATACTGCCCACCGCTGGAATACGGCGGATCAGTAATGAGAGCATCGAATTGGCGCCCTAGAATCGGCATGACATCCAGGCAATCGCCGTGATACAGCGTCGCATTGCCAATGGTCACGCACTCGGGAGTACTCATAACATCCTTCTTGAAGCAAACTCGCCATCGCGGCCGCCGCCAAGGCCGCCACGCCGAGCGACCGACTCGAAGCCGCTCGTCGCCCCGATCGATTCGCTGCGGCTGGCGGCATAGGCGAGCAGATAGGCGACGCCGGCGTCGCCGTGGCGCTGGCTGCCGTCCTGGCCCTTGCTGCGCGCGTCGGGCAGCAGGGGGATTCCCTTCATGATCTGGAAGGCGCGCAGGTCGTCCAGGTGGTCGGCGTCGCGCACCAGTTCGATGGTGGCGTCTTCGAGCGCCGCCTTGAAGGGGGCGGTGTGCTCGCGATACCAGCCCTGCGAGAGCATCACCATCTCGATGCGCGCTGACCCCCACTTCTGCTGAGCCTTCTCGGCCAGGTACTGGCCATTGCCGCGCGCGTCGAGCTTGCCGGCGGAAAAGCGCGGCAGGCGCTCGCCGATGTAGTAGAGCGCCTCGCGCTGCTGGTCGAATGGGCAATTGGAGAGTTCGAGCGCGAAGGGGAAGCGCCGGCGCAACGCCTGGCCGATCTGGTAGGGCAGCAGCACCGACAGGTCGCCATTGCGCCCGAAGTCCATGCCGAAGCCGCTGCGCGCCGTCGGGTCGAGCGTCGCCAGAATGGGCTGCGCCTGCGTTTCGAGCCACTCGCGCATCTCGGCAGTGCGCAGATGGTCGGGCCAGAGGGCGAAATCCTTGGCCGGCGGCTTCCAGCGCAGCACCGGCGCGTCGACCATGCGCGCTTCAATCAGCGCGCGCGAGAGCCAGGCGCCGCCGCTGTTGCTCGGCACACAATCGAGTTCTTCCTCGGCGTCCGCCCCGTACTGGTCGTAGATGCCCTGCACCCAGGCCGCCTTGGCCGTGGCGCTCGGCGCCTGGCCGGTGCGCAGACAGACGCGCTCGTAGAGGCCTTCGTCGACAGCTTCCTGGAAGCTCACCCGGTGCAGTGAATACGGCTTCTTGCCGGCGCGGATGTCCAGGCACAGCGCGTTGAAGGGGTTGTCGACGCCGTTGTGCGTCGAAATCACATGCACCTGGCCGCCCCAGATGAGCAGGGCGAGCGCGGCCTTGAGCAGCTCCTTCTGGTCGCTGTGGAAGGCGTATTCGTCGAGGATCACCCGCCCCTGCTTGCCGCGCAAGTTGCGCGGCGCCGACGACAGCGCCTCGATGCGCCAGCCCGATTGGAAGCGCAGGGTATAGATGAAGATCGACTTCTTCTCTTCGCCTTCCTGCCACACCTCTTCCGCCTCGGAGATTTCACCGGCGGCCAGCGAGTAGGCCTTGGCGAAGTCCGCGCAGTCGCGGATGAATTCTTGCGCCATCTCCTTCATGTAGCCGATGTAAAACGCGTTCATGCCGGAGCTGCGCGCGGCGAGCAGTGCGGTATCGGCCGCCTCGCCCCACGACAGGCCGATACGCCGGCTCTTCTCGATCACCTTGACCTGAGCATCATCCTTCGCCCAGCGCTGCTGGTAGGGCAGCAGCGCCATCGGCGCGCGGGCTTCGCGCGGCTCGCTCGGCGCGTCAAGCAGCAGGCTCATTTAACGCCCAGAATCTTGCTGCGAATCTGCTCCGCCGAGTCGTCGGAGAGGCCGCCGGCCCGCGTGGTGTCAACGGCGCCGGCCGCACGGGCGCGGGCGCGTACCTCCTCCAGACAGGCGGCGATCGGCAGCTTGCGGCTCCCCGCAAAGGGCTCGACCAGGTCGGCGAGCAGGATGCCGCGCGCCGGCGCCGTTTCGCCGACCCATGCGGCCAGCGCCTTGAGCGTGTCGGCGGCGACCGCCGCCGCGCTGATGTCGGGCATGAAGCTCTTGGCCGCTGCGCGCAGCTTGGCGACGGTATCGCCGAGCGTCGCCATCGCCCGCACGCCCTCGAGGGGATCCTCGGCGTCGGCGGTTTTTTCAAGCAGCGTCTCGCAGCGCAGCAGCCCGGCGGCGATGACGCGGCCCATCGCCTGCTCGATGCCGCCGCCGGCGACGATCAGGCTCACCCTTTGGAATTTATCCCAGTCGTCCAGGCCGTCGCGCGCCTCGCGATACCAGTTGCGCGCCGTGCCAGCCGGCACGCCCACCTTCTCGGCCGCCTGTTCGAGCGGCAAGCCGCTGATGTAGGCGGCGCGAAGCTCCAGCTTCTTCTCGGGGGAGTGTGCCATCAGCGTGCCATCAGAACAGCGCCAGCAGCAAGCCGGCGTGGTCGCGACCTTCTGGCGAGATCTGCACCAGGTCGCCGGCCAGCGACAGGGCGCCGACGGCCTGCAGCCAGCGCAGATCGGCGCGCACCGTGTCGAGCGTCGCGGCAATGCCGTGCGTACTCTCCAGCTCGTCGCGCAGCGCCCGCGCCACGCCGTTGCCGCCCTGAAAGGCGAGCGTGCTCACCAGCGAGTTCCGGCGCCTCTTGTCCGCCTCGGTCATGATCGGTCTTTCTGCAAAATGTTGAGAATCATGCGCACGCTGTCGATCAGCCCGGGCAGCTGCCCCTGCATCACGTCCGTCTTGCTGGCGATGCCGTCGAGGCGCCCGTGCACGCCCTTGATGTCGTCGTGCGAAGGAACGCGTCGGATGGCCTCCTCGAGGCGCGCCAGGCGCTCGGCGTGGTCGGCGATGCGCACCACGTCGGCGAGGTTCTCTTGCATGTGCCTCGCAAGCGTATCGGACTGCCGGCGGTCGGTGACCTCGCACGACTGCTTGAAATCGGCAAAGCGCGCCTCTTGCCGGCGGTCGTATTCACTGGCCAGCCAGCGCGCCAGGCCGACCACGCCCCCGAATACCGCGGTCATGATGGCGATGGCCACCCCCACCAACTGCCAGAAATCGATCTGCAAAGCCATCAGCGAACCCTCCAAACGTTGTTGATTTCCCGCTCCAGATCGTCCTGGCACTCGATACAGGTCTGCACGCCGGCAAGCGCCACGCGCCGCGCCTCGGGGATCGGCTCGCCGCAAACCGCGCACTCCATGGCACTCGTCTCGCCCAGCCGGCCACCGGCCTGGCGAGCGCGCGCGGCCAGCGCATCGTCGCGAATCTCCTGCTCCCGCTCCGCCGCCTTGTCCGCCCAATCACTCATCGCCCAACCACTCCCCGAATTTCGACACCCCTTCCCGTCCGCGTAGCCCGGATGCAGCGCAGCGCAATCCGGGGCCACTTGCCACCCACAGGGGAGTTTCTGGGCAGCGTCGCGGTGGTGCCAGTCTATGCGCGCGCGCGAGCTTGGCCGGCCCTGAAGCGCTTCAGCCACACCAACGAAAAGCCCGCGCGGGGCGGGGCTGGGAAGGCGTCTTTACATCTGGTGTAAAGTGGGAAATTCCGGCAGGCTGGCTGGGTTACGGATCCGCGCGCTCGCCGTATGGCTGAGGGAGCGGGCCAGCCCACCGGCCGCCCCAGGCGGCCGCCGCCCCTTTAGCTGGTGCATTGGCAAAGTCATCGGCCCCCCGCAGCTCGCACGCTTCAAGCGGGATCGTCCTGTCACGAAACGCGGTCACCTGCACCACAGCGACCTCGGAGCCGCTCAGCCGGCCGCCCTGCCAGTAGTAGAATCCTGGCTTTGTCGGCGGTTCTTTTGTCCATTGCATGCTCATCTGATACCCCTTCGTCGCCACTCGCCAATTGTGCTTGGCGAGCGGATTGTATGACTGTTTTGGTGTCTACATCGCGTTGGGCATCTCAATTTCCGCCATCGCCATGCACTCGCGCATTGAAGCGTCGAATGCTTCGGCGCTCATGCCGGCCGCCATCCCGCCGCCGCCGTCGCAGCCATCGATAAATGAGTCGTTGTCAACGTCCGCAGGGTCTACCCCATACACTACGGCACAGTGGTCAAAAATTTTGGCGCGGGCCACGGCCGCCAAGTTGTGCGCCTTCGTTAGAGCGTCAAGCGCAGCTTGTAGTTGTCGTTTTTTCAGTTTCATCCTTGCCTCCGATGCCCAACTACCGGTTCAAAGCGACGGCCTATGGCCGCGCATTAACCTTTGCGTTAGCCGTCTTCATGGCGACGACCTTCCAGTCCCCGAATTCGCGATTCTCCTGGGTCAGCCCGTCGATTTCCAGCGCAATTTGGCTGGCCCCGCGTTCGCTCGCCGCGCAGCAGAGAAGCATTGCTGCTGTGAATATCGTAACTAGATCTAACTGATCTGACGCGTCGGTGAGCAACGCGATCTTCTTCTTCACCAGCTTGCCGAGCGCAGCATCATCCAGGTCGCTCCACAACAACGCGGCCTTTTCCTCATCGGTCAGTATCAGTTTTGCCATTTCGCTCTCCGTTTTTGGCCAGCCGGCTAACCCGTCGCTCGACCGGACCTGCGCGAAAAGCCGCGCAGTCCGTTCGGCTATGCGTTATGCGGCTCCAATTTAGCCCCGCTTCAGCCCGAAGTCCTTGCCCTTGATCTTCACCATGCGGCCATCCTGGTGATGCCACACGATGCCCTCAATGTCCTTGTTGGCAAGGTAGCTGCGCAGCCCTGTCCAGTCGCGCGGCGCATCTGTCAACACTTCGCAGCCGTGGCGCACAAGCACATGCGATGCGTATCCCTCCGAGTTCTTCTGCACCTTCGGCCCGCACAGTTCGTAAGTGGCGCCTTCTACAGCCGCCCAAGGCGCGGCCAGCGCTTCGCGGTGGCGCGCGTCGTCGGGTCCGTCGCCCACAGGAACCCATCCTGGAATGTCGCCGGTCACGCTGTCGGGCGCCTGGGCGGCTTCAAACCCTTCCGGCGCCATCTTTCCGCCCTTCAGCTCGTGACGCTTCCACAGCTTGCCGTCGCGCCACATGCAGCAGGTGCCGTCGTGCTTGCGAGTAGCCACGCCTTCACCAGCCGCCACCCATTCGGCGGCCGGCACCAGTTCGTCGCGCACCAAGCGGTCGCCGTCGAAGTTGCGTTGAAACAGGCTCAGAATCTTCTTCATCTTCATTCCTCGGTTTGTGCGCCACTAGGCGCGTTAAAACAGCCCAAGCTGTGGCGTCTGCCCGAGCCCGCCGACCGCTTCCCCAGGCACGCGCTTCAAAATCGTCCAAATCTGCCGCTCTGTCAGCACATGCTCGCTGGCCAGATCAGCCACCTTCTTGCCGGCATCGTAAGCGGCAATGATCCGCAGATCGCGCTCGTCGCGCGCCGCCGCCGCACAGCGAGCAATCGAAATCGTCTCGCCGGAGAAGTGGTCGATGAACAGCAGCGCCGGCGCCTCGCCCATCACCTCGATCAGCCGCTCGCGCAGCCGGCCATCGCGGCGATCGCGCGACGGCACCTTGATCACATGGCCGCCGAACGACCGCACCAGCGCCAGCGCCGGCCCGACGCCGAGCAGATCGATCATCTGCTGTACGGACGCCGGCAGGTTGTTCACGGGCAGCGCGGCAGGGCGGCGCGGTCGATCGTCGGCATGTCGTGCAGCGGCATCGGGTCGAGCATGGCGACGAAGGTCTCGCAGTAGCCCATCACCGCCGCCCGGGCGATCGAGAATGGCCAGACGAGTGACAGCGCCGAGGCGGCATTGACGAGGTGCTGCGCTGGCGTTTGCGGGGTCAGCGGACACAATAGGCGGCGTTGTTCGGGGGTCATTGGGGATCCTTGTGTAATTGGTGGCAGGGCGTTCGCCGATCGGCGTCTCCCGATGCCCCGGCGCGATCGGCGCCGGGGCATGAGGCGAAACCGACGGGCTAGCGCCTGCCGATGAACATCCGCCTGAAGCTCTTCCCCGGCGCGAAGTTGATCACTCTGCCAAGCGGTCGCCCATCGCCGTGATATCCGATGTCACCCAGGGATCCGCACATCAGCGACTTGTCCAGGCTGACGCACGGCGCCGCGAACTTCCCGAACCCCGGCACGCTCGCCGCCTCTCCGGACTTGTCCTCGCGCAGCAGATCGGCCAACACATCGCCAGACGCCTCCAGCACGTCGAGCACCACGGAATCCGACAGCCCGGTAATATTGGCCACGGTCGTTACAAACTCACCTCTCTTCATGCGATACCCTTTCAAATGTCAAGAAAAAACGTCACATCCTCAGCCGCCTGGATCGCGCCCGCCGCCACCTCGCGCTGCCGCGTGTTCCAGCAATACACCGCCTCGCCGATGCGCTGCCCGGCGGTCGTCGGCCCCACGGCCAGGCAGTCCATGCACGTCACCATCACCGTCTGCTCCCGATAGTTACCGATCCGCGAAACCTCGACATTCGCCGACCCGCAGAACGGACAAGGCAAGGGCTGCAAAGCCCGGCGCACCCTGGGCGAGGCGGGGAAGACAGATGAAGCAAACAGATCGGGTGCAGCGGGTAGCCCGGATGCAGCGCCAGCGGAATCCGGGGATCCAGAACCGGCCGAATCCGGGGTCACAAGCTTCTCGACGGCGCTCATTTGGCGCCCTCCGGTAACAAATCGCCGGCAGCGGCAGCGCGCTTCGCAGGCGCCACCCGCTTGACAATCTGGTCACCCGAGATCGTCACCAGCTCGGCATGCGTCCCCTGTTCGCGCGCTGAGTACTCCTCACGCCCAGGCACACCCGATTCCCATACGCGATCAACTTCGAGCACCCCGGAAAGCAGCCTGACCAGAGCCAAACCCTTGTCGACCGGCATGGCCAGCGAGAGATAGCCATTGATCGTCACCACGCACAGCGCGCCCGCGGGCGCCTTCGGCGTTCTCGTCGTCATGGCCGCTTAGCCTCCCACCGGTCGCAGCACGCGGCATCTCTCGTCGCCATGCCGCTGCCGCCCCAAGCCTCCAGATGCACGCAGCGGATCCCGACGAGCGCGTAGGATCCTCTGCCGGTGGTGGACAGATAGGGCCTTTCGGAAAAATGACAGTTGGAGCACATCATCTCGGGATTTCCCCCGGCGGCCTTGCGCTCTGCGCTGCCTTTCCACCCCATCCTGGCCCGAGACTGCTGGCAGGGCGTGCCGTTCGCGTCGGCCTTCATCATCACACCCCAGCCACATCAAGCGAGATCGCCCGGTACTCGCCCGTATCGCCCACCCGCTCGTAGCACCGCACATAGCTCTTCGAGCCCACCACCTGCACCGCCTCGCTGATCGCCAGCATCGCCCGCTGCCAGCGCGCGTCGTCGATCGACAGCCGGCGCAGCGCGAGCACGCGATTGGTGTTGATGTTGCCCGCCCTGTCGACTTGAAAGGCGTCATTGACCAGCACCTGCAGCTCGGGCCGGCTGCCCTGGCACCACTCTGTAATGCATTCGTCAATTAGCCCCTTGGCCGCCTGCAGCCGCTCGTCGAAGCTCAAATACTCGGCGATCGCCCGCTGCACCTTGTACCGGCCGTCGAAGCTCATCAGCGTGACGTTGCCCTTGTTGCCGCCGATCTTGACGCCGTACTCCTCGCCGGAAAGCTCGACGAAGCTGGCGATGTCGCCGAACACCGCCCCCTTGAAGGCGGCGATCTGCGCATTCAGCAGGCGCGCCTTGCCCATGATCTCGGCGACCAGCGAATCGCGCGCCAGGTCGATCGGCTTGATCGTCTCGATCGGCACCAGCCGGCCGGCGGCGTCCTGCATGTAGCCCTTCGGCAGCGTGGCCTTGCTCGCCTGAGGAGTGGGGAGACTGGCGGTAGCGTTCATTTCGTTTTCGTCCTTTCGTTTGTCGTTCTTTCGCGGCGCACCTTTTTTGGTACGCCGCGGGTTTGGTACGCCGCGGCTCAGAGATACATCGCCGCGCTGTCGGGCAGGCCCATCTGCCCGTTCCGCTGCTTGCAGACCTTGCAGATCCGGATGCGCAGCCAGTCGGGCGAGAGGAAGGTGCCGCCACAGCCGCCGAGGCACTTGACGACACCCATCTTCCCCTGTCCGCCGGGCGCCTTCTTGGCTGCCGTCGCCCCGCGCACGCGCGGCGTCGGCACCCAGCCTTTCAGCATCCTCAACCGGTTGTTCACGCTGCTCGCCTGGCGGTCGCCGAGCGCCAGGCCGATCTCGCGCCCGGTCTTCCCTTCCGCCGACAGAGCCAGCATCTTCGCGTCATCCTCCGGGGTGAAGCGCACCCGCATTTCGCTGCGCCGCCTCATAGCCCTCGCCTCCTCGCCCGATCGCGGGCGACGACCCAGGGCACCCCGAGATAGCGCCACATGACCACCGCGTGCCAGAAACGGCCCCAGACCAGGCCGATCGGCCGGCGAAACAGGGCAACCAGGAACAGCACCAGATACGCCACGAGAATCCACAGCATCGGCCTCATCGCTCGCCCTCCTGGTGCTGCTCTTGCCAGAGAATGAGCACGCCCGTAGCCGGGTCGCGCGCCTCCCACTGTTGGAAGCGGCTGCCGCCGCACTGGCTATGCCCGCGGCTGGTCGCCTCGTCGGCCAGCACGCTGCGCACCCGGCCGCTGCCCTCGACATGTACGCGCGGCCCCTTCATCGTGGAGCAGGCGAAGGCGAGAACCTCCACCTGGTGCCGATCGAGCCAGCGCAGCGTGCGCTCCAGCTTGCCGAGCAGCGTGCTGAAATCCATCTGCACCCGCTGCGGCGCCACATGCGCGCGCTGGCGCACCGGCATGGAGAAAACGATGCCGCTCATGGCGCCACCTCCTCGCCGACCGCTCCGGCCTGGCCGACCGGGCTGCCCTGACTGACCTGGCTCACCTGGTCGCCATCCGCCGCCCGCACCGCCTTGGCCTTGCCGGCGCGCTGGGTGTTGGCCAGCGCCTGGGCGACCTTGTACAGCTCGTCGTAGCTCATCATCTCCAGCTTCCGTGCCACGCCGCCGCACTGCTTCTTGGCCACGCCCTCGGCGTAGGTCCGGCCGACGCCGAGATCCCGGCACACCGCGAAAATCTTCCGCAGCAGCGGCCGCTTCTCCTGCGCCGCCCGCCAGACAAAGCCCCATTCGTCCTGTACGGGGTTGCTCGCCCCGGCCGGCGCCGGCGCCTGCCGCCGTTTGCCGCGCGACATCGCCGCGAAGTCCTCGGCGACCATTCGCAGTGCCGTCAGGGTCAGGCCGGCGGCGCTGCGCGCCCCGGTCATCCCCTGCAGGATGTCGCGATACTCGTCGTCGCTCCACGCCAACTCCTTCTTGAGGCAGTGGATGCGCGCGAGCAGGCGGCCGCGCTCTTCGTCGATCCGCACCGTCTTCTCGCTCTTCGTGGCGCGCATCGTCATGGCGTCACCTCGCTGGCCGCCAGCCGTGCGCGATTCTCCGCGGCCTTCTTGGCCCGCCACTCGGCGAGAAAGGCGTCGATCGCATCCGCTTCCGGCTCGTCATCCTGCGCATACACCCCATAGCCGCCGGCGTCGTCATGCGCGATCGCTACGTCGTGCATCAGATCCACCGCCTGGCGCAGCGCCGCCAGGTGGATCGGGTCGGTGAAGGCGCTCTTCAGCCCGTCGACTTCACCAGCGAAGTCCGCGAGCCTGGCTACCGCCTCGCGCGGCGCCGTCGCGCGGCCCGCAGGCGGTCTCGTCAAATCATTCATGGCTTTCCTCCTTCCTTGCGTCATGGTCGTCATGGGTTGGCGCAGCGGCGCCATCGCCGGTACCGGCGCTGCCGCCAGCCCGGTGCTCGCAGGTCTGGCAGCAGCGCCGCAACTCCAGCGCCGCCGGGTCCCAGATCGGCACCGGCCCGCCGCTCGCCGACTGGCAGAATTCCACCTTCACCAGCGTGCCGACGTACGGGCAGGGCCGGCGGCGGTCATAGACTTCGAGCACCCGCTTGGCCACCGCGCCCGGCTCGGCCGGGTACTCGCCCGAGAGCACCAGCGACAGCGCCGAGCGCCCGCAGCGCTTGCCCAGCCGCTCGGCAACGCCTGCCCGGCCGCGCGGATCAGCCTCCACCGCCTCGACAAGCACCTGAAACCAGCGCTCCTGCATGTAGTCGCGCGTCTTCATTCGATCACCTCGCCGATCTCCACCTTGTCCGCCGCCGCCGTCGCTCCTTCCTGCCAGACGATCGACAGCGTGTTCGGGTCATAGACGGCCTTCAGCCGCGTCACCATCGGCGCCAGAGGCTTCTGCCGGTGCGCCCGCGCGCACCGCCAGACGGTCGCCGTGCTGCCCACGCCCGCGCCTTTGCCTGGCCGCACTACCTCCAGATACCCGGCGCGCGCCAGCGCCGCCGAGTAGTTGAGCGCCGTGCAGGGCTTCACCTTGGCAATCTCGGCGAGCATTTGCCCGGTGAAGGCGTCGAGCGCCGTCAGGGCCGCCCACATCGCCTGACTGGCCTGGCCGTACTGCACCGGTGACCCGTCGCGACGCACGCGCGGCGCCTCGATGCCGCTGTCGCGCGCCAAAACGTAGACCTTTTTCACGCGCTTGGCGCCCATATCCACGCCAACCATCTTCAGCACGCCGGCCGCCGCCAGGCTGACCACGTAGTCGCGCACGCCGGGCATTTCCACCTTGCTCGCGCGCGACAGGTCGTCAGCCGAGAAGGCGCCCTCGTTGCCGGCGCCGGCGAGGCCGCGAATCGCCTCCCAGACGCGTTGCCGCTGGCTTTTTCCGCCGGCGGCGCCGGTCGTATTCGGCAGCTTCGGCATCACACGCCCCTCCGCTTGACGTCCGCCTGCTGCAGCGGCCGATTGCCCCAGCGCGCCAGGTCGCAGCCGTCCCAGCCCTCGGTGGCGCCGACGCGGTAGATCTCGCCCAGGTTGTTGGAGACCCGCCGCACGCTGCCCTTGGCGATCGTCACCAGGTGCGCCAGCAGGTCGTCGGCGACCGGGAATTTGGCGTTGCGGTGGCGCGCCAGAATGCGCGCATCCTCGAGGCCCACCGGCTCGGCGTAGAGCGGATCGAGCATCCGCCCGTCGAATTTTTCCCAGCGCTTGAGCTTCGCCGGCATCGCCTCTTCGCCCACCAGGATGATGCTCGCCCGGCTCATCTCGTAGAGCGAGAAGACCGTCATCACCATCGCCTTGTCGACCACGAAGTCGAACTCGTCGATGATCAACGGCCGCCGCGCCTGGTGCAGCTGCGTGGCCAACATCCCGGCCAGACGGCTGATCGTCCCGCGCGGCGGGTTGCCGTCCTTGTCGCCCAGCCCGGTCACCACGCACAGCGCTTCGACGAGGCCCTTCTTGGTGACGAAGTCGTCAAGCTGCAGGTAGTAGGCGCGGTGCCTGGCCTTCGCCCAGGCGGCGGCGACGCTCTTGCCGTAGCCCGACGGACCGCTAACGGCGATCATTCCAGGCTCGCCGATGCCGCGATCGGCGAGCAGGAAGATCGCCCGCTCGATCAAGCCGATGTTGGCCAGAGGCGCGATTTGCCCGCCCTCCGGGAACCCGGCCGCTTGGTACTGTGCTGCACTTTCAGTCATAATCCCTGCTCCTGTGATGTAAGAGCGGTTCCCCACCGCTCGGCTCTACCCGGACGCCCGCTGACTCCAATCAACGGGCGTCCATTTCCTTCCGCGCCGCGGCCATGCTCGCCTCGGCCCGAAACATCGGCGTGCCCGGGAACTGCAGCCAGAACCGCCGCTGCCAAGCCTCCTCGAGCACCACCTCGACATCCCCACCATGCGCCGCCACCAGGGCGTCGTACTGCATCCACAATTCGTATTTCTCCCGGCTCGACAGCCCCTCGAGGGGCGTCGCGTGCGCCCGCGCCACCGGCAGCGCCGTCACGTTCTTCGGCGCTTCCGCCATCGCCTGGGCGGCCATCGCCGACAGCTCCGCCGCCCGGCTTGAGGGCTGCGGCCCGGCCAGTGCGGTCGCCGCCTGGCTGGCCGCTTCCAGCCCCTGGCTGGTGTGTGTGGCGCCCTGCTTGCCGAACTCGCCGACCACCAGCTTGCCCGCCGCCGCCGCCTGCTCTGCCAGGTAGCGCGCATGCACTTCGCTGGTCGCCGCAATCCCCTTGCTGTCGGCCCGCTGGCGCCTGCGCTGCTCGGCCAGGAACTCGCGCTTGATCGCCGACGCGGTGAGCGCGATCTGCTGCCGGTCGGCGCCGGTGCGCTCGGGCGCCTCGGCCACGCAGACGAAGTTCTTGCGGAAGTAGACGACCACCCGACCGAGATCCGGCGTCTCGTACACCTCCACCACGCTGCCCACGTCGAGGCGCGCCAGGTCGGGCGCAATGAACCACGTCCCGTCGATCCGTAAGCCCTTCTTCTGCAGCGTCCGCTGCCCGCCGTCGGCCGGCTTGGCGAGCAGAATGTCGAGGCTGCGCTCGTCCTTGATTCGCCGCGTCTCACCGGTCCAGGAGGCCGTCTTGGCGAACGGGCTCATGCCGAGGCTGGAGTGCGTGCGCTGCTCATACACCCCGGCCAGCCAGGCGTTGATCTGCGTTTGCATCACCTCCGCCGTCATCGCCTCGATGCCCAGCTCGCCGAAGTCCACCAACTCGCCCTTCTTGGCCAGGCGATCGGCGAAAGACCGCCGCGCCTCGATCGCCTTGCGCTCGGCTACCGAGTGCCCGGCGAAGTGCGGCAGCAGCTCGAGAATCGAGTGGTTCAGCGTGCCGATCGCCCGCTCGACGTGCGGCTTTTCCTCCGGCGAGAAGGGTGCCGTGGTCAGGTGCTCGATGCCCAGCGCCAGCAGCGCCCGCTTGAAGTGCTCGCTCTGATAGTCCTGCCCGTTGTCGGTGAGCACCTGCTTCGGCACGCCCCACAGCAGCAGCGCCAGGCGCAGCGCCGTGCAGTGCGTTACCGTCCGCGGCGTGCGTGCCACCACCACCAGCAGGCGCCGGCTCCACACATCGACGATCACCGACACCGTGTGCCGCTTCTTCTTGCCGTCGCTGTCCAGAAGCAGCCAGTCGGCCGGCGTCGCATCCATCTCCCAGCGCTCGTTCAGGCCGTGCACGTCCTCGCTGCAGGAGCCATACGCCAGCAGGCATTGGTTCTTCCAGGCGTCCGGATTCGTCGCCTGCAGGTACAGCTCGCGGTGGTTGGCGATCCACGTCTTCTGGTAGCGCATCACCTGGTCGTAGGTCGGCGCCGGGAACAGAGCCTCGCCCGTCTCGGCGTCTTTCGACGCGCAAACCAGCAGCAGGTGCAGCTGCCCGGTGCGGATTCCCGGCCGGTCGAGAAGCAGCTTGCGTGCCGCCGCGGCGAGCAGCGGCGTCGCCGCAAACACCGTCCGGCCGGCGAGCTTCGCGCCGGTTCGCCGGTCAACCAGCGCTTCCAGATTGTTCGCCTCGTACTGGCCCACCCAGCGCTGCACCGATCGCGGCGACACGAAGGGATACGCCTCGCGCACCGCCTTCGAAACCGGGATTTCGGCGAGGTTATAGGCATTGCTGTAGGGCAGCCAGGAGGCCGACCGCGCCACCGGCTGCGCCCGCACGAACCACACTTTCCAGGATTGCGCGATCTCGCAGTGAGCGGTCAGCGACAGCGCTTCACGCGCCGACAGGCCGCCCGCCAGCTCCTTCAGTTGCTCCTCGGCTGTCTCCTGCCGGCGCTCGGCTGCCGCCGTTTCCTCATCCTCGAAGCGCGCCAGAATCTCGGTCAGCGCCTTCAGCCGGGAGCCCTTGTTCACCGTTGATACGACCTTGCGAAGGCGCTCCACGGCGCCGGCCACGTCGGCGGGAAGGGTGGGCAGCGGGTAGAGACGGAGCTTGCCGCCGCGCACCGGCGTCTCTTCGAACGGCCAGGAATCCTTGCCGGCCCTGTTGCTGGCGGCTTGCTTGGTCACGCCAAGCGCTTTGCCGATTTCAGCCAGGGTGGCGGACACGGCGACGGACGGAAGAGGGGCATTCATACGGTCATTTCTCGAAGGTGGACGGGCGCGCCGCCAGGCGAGGAGCGGTATTCATGCCGCCACCCCAAGAATCCCCCCGACCCGCCCATCGCGCAGCCACTCCGCCGCCAGCACCCGCCCCTCATCGCACCCGGAGTAGTACGCGTCGAACTGCGCCGTCCCCGCCTCGAACGGGCACACCAACTCCGTCTGTTCGAGGCGGTTCTTCAGGTGGTTGAGCACCCCCCGCTTGTACTCGTCACTGCGCTTCTCGCGCCCCGGCCGAAACGCCCAGGCGTAGATCGCCTGGGCCGGCCCCTCCGTCAGATCCAGCTTCATTGCATCGTCCCGATCACGTTTTTCAACTGCCGGATGCGCCGGCCCGCGTCTTCCCGCATCCGCTCCATGCGCCCGATTTCGGCGTCGAGCGCGTCCTTTCCCACCAGCACCTTGCAGCCCCGCAAATCGGCCAGCCAGGTCGTCAACTGGCGCGTTTCACACGCCACCTCGAAGGCCGGAACATATTCCAATGGAAAGCGCCATCCCTCCCGCGAATCGGCCGTCCACGAGTCAAGCTGGTGCTTGCTGATCGGGCTGCCGGTGAGGTCGCTCATCTGCTGCGCCACCTCCTCACGAGAGCGCGTCGCGCCCTTCAAGAGGTCGGCCAGAACGTGGCGAATCGCCCGCCCACAATCGAGCGCGCCAGGCGCCGGAAAGATCTCCACGGGCACCTCAAACAAGTCCCGGGTCAGTGCGTCAGAACAGGTCTTCATGATGTCAGCTCCGTTTGTGCGTTATTGCCATTGTGTTAGCAATAGGAATCGCTAGAATGAAGCACATGGGCCCCCCGAATGCCTCGCCCTTTGGGCGTTCCGTCCGGGTGGTAGCGAGCGGCGAACATCTCCTGCACGGGGATGCCAACCGCATCCGCCAGCCGCTTCTCGCTGGCCGGATAGGATTGCGTCATCGCCTTGGAAAGCGTCGTCGGGCTGGTCAGCCCGCACTGCTTGGCGAGGGCACGCAAGGTGATTCCGCGCTTATGCAAAGCGGCTACGATGTCCGCCGGGTGCCAGTCCTCTCGACTGGCCTTTTTTGGGGCTTGAATTGTCATTTGGTAGCGCGTCCGGTTCGTGTTGAAACAGATGGTATTGGACACGCTAAAACGTGGCTTGTCAACCGTCTTGACAGGTTGACGCTTTCGCTTTTTTCTTGGCTGCACGTCATAACGTGTATTGCCTTATTAATCAGGGGGTTGTGTGAAGCGTCAACCACCGACACAACTTGACGCTTTCGGCGCCGAAAGCGTCAAGTGCAGCGCACCAGAGGTCGGCGCCCGTATAAAGGGCGCCAGGAAGGCGCTCGCCTTGACGCAAGACGGATTAGCCGCGCTCGCGGGAGCCACGTCTAACCGTGGGGTGCAGGACAACGAGGCCGGAAGGTCAATGCCTGGGGGTCAAATGATCGCCACGCTGGCACGCGCAGGCATCAACGCGAACTGGTTGCTGACGGGCGAGGGGCCGATGCTGCTCGGCGAGCTGCAGGCGGACCAGGAGGCTGGCGCGCTCGATCGGGAACGCATGCACATCGCCATTGAGGCCATCGAAGAGGCCCTGGCGGAGAACGGGCTCACCATGGCCCCAGCCAAGAAGGCCGAGGTCATCCTGGCCGCTTACGACGTCCTGGAGACGTTCGGCGTAACGAAGGAGAAGGTAATGAAGCTAGTCAAACTCGCGGCGTAGGCCGCTCCACAGAGGGGAAGTCCGTGCAAAAAGAAGACAAAAAAGCCAAACTCAAAGCCCTTGTAACCCAGTCCGCGGCGCCCGCCAAGCCCTCGCCGACATCACGCAAACCCTTGCCATTGCTGGCACACAAGGTAATCATCAACGGCGGCCTGCACCTTCACCGACCGCCTCACGCGCCACCAGGTGACGCCAACCAGGTCGCCACCATCTCGAAGGCTCAGAAATCCGCCTTGGTCCGGCTCCGCAACCAATGGGTGGCCCTGCACAACACCACCAAGGCCCGCCACATCACCCGCGCCGACGCCAGGAAGGCCATCAACGACCAGGCCAAGGTCACCGCCCACCGCCTCATCCCGTCAGACCGCTACGACGACCTGGTCGCCTGGCTGACCAGACAGATAGCTCGGCTTCCCCGCCGGCCATCGGCGCAGATCATCACCTTCCCCGCGCCTCAAGAAGCCATCGAGCCCGACACAACACCCCCGCGTCGCGCCAACCCGAGACCAGACTTAACGCCAGCCCAGCACCACCAGCCCGATCCGCTCCCGATCGACGCCGCCCGGCTCAAAACCCGCGCACTTCACACCCGAACCCCGCCGATCGAAGGGCAATCGAACCCGAAAACCGAGCATTTTGTGCCAAACCCCAACCGCCGACGATTTTTCACCCCCCACCCCGCAAACCCTTGCCCCGCAAGCCTTCCAGCCCGTCGACCTCCAAAACCCCCACCCTCCGCCGTGTGCCAACTACCCCCCTCCCTCACAAGTTCGTCGGGCTGTGCCGCGCGATGACGGCAGGTATTG